TAGGCTATTATCAGATAAAGTCGACGCCACATCCATAACACCCATCGCAGCCGTCACCGGTGCAGCCAAACGGCCAAATAGCTTACCAAGTGGGCTTCTGGTGATCCCCTTAATGAGCCCTTTGCCTTTAAACAACCCTTTTTTCGGTTTACTGAAAATCGGGTCATTGGCCGCCATCGGTTTACCCAATTTTGTATTCGACGCCTTGGTATTCGCTGCTTTTGCTTTAGTCTGCGATGGTGATTTTTTCGCCTGCTGATTTTTATCAGCGTCTGACAAACCGCCATCAATAACAGAAAGCTTTGGCTTATTTGCCGATTTTGCTTTTACTTTGGCTGACTCCTTCGTTTTAGAAGGCGTGTCTTTTGCCCATGGCTTTTTATTGCTTTTGGGTGACTTTTTCTCATCAGAGAGATCATCTTCTCGTTGAGCGCCTCGCCCTTTGCCTTTATTACCACGGCCTTTTTTATTGCGTCGGTTGCCTTTTTTACCACCTTTGTTTTTGCGTTTTTTAGGCTTTTTCTTTTTTTCCTTCTCTTCTTCGTCAGGGGCTTCAAAGTCAGTCTCAGCTTCCCCGCCCGAGAACATATCGGCAATACCTCCTAAACCAAACCCGTCTAGTAAGTCAGGGAGTGCACCCGTTATTGATGATAAGTCGCCTTTTAAAATCCCTTTAAAATCTAATTTCGCCAACGTCGCTGCGTGATCTTGCATAAACGAAGCGGCACCTTCAAAACCGAAGGCATTGAGTAAATCAGGTCCAGCACTGAGTAACGAGTCTAAGTCTCCGCCCATAATGCCTTTTACATCAAGCTGTTTTAGCGCGGGTAATGCCGACTCCATCATGCCCGCAGCGCTCTCTAATCCTAAAGAATTTAATAAGCCTGGGCCTGCGTCTAATAATGTTGAAATATCGCCACTGGCGATCCCTTTCATATCAAGTTGTTTCAGTGCTGGCAGTGCTTCGCCAAATTTGTCTGCTGCATCACCTAAACCGAACGCGCGTAATGCATCGGGTCCGGCATCCATCAATGAACTTAAATCGCCTTGCATCAGGCCATTCATATCCAGTTTTGACATAGCGGGCATGGCATGTTCAAGCACATCTGCCGCTCCACCAAAATCAAAGTTGCGCAGTAATTCTGGCCCAGCTTTTTCAAGCGATGATAAGTCACCGCTCATGATCCCCTGTGGATCAAGCTGCTTAAGCGCGGGCAATGCCGTTTGCATTGCATCTGCGGCCCCCCCAAAATTAGCAGAGCGCAAAATATCAGGGGCCGTATCGAGTAAACTGCTTAAATCACCTTGTGCAACACCGGCTAAATCTAACTGCTCTAGCGCAGGTATTCTTTGTGTAATTGACTGGTGTATACCATCTAAATCAAGGGTTTTTATCAATTCAGGAGCTGCATCTTTTAAAGAGCTTAAATCTCCATTCATAAGCCCTTTCATGTCTAACTGTTGCAATGCAGGCATAACTGTTTGCATTGCATCGGCCGCACCACCAAAGTCGGCCGTTCGCAAAATATCGGGGGCCGTCTTTAATAAACTACTTAAATCCCCTTCTACAACGCCCGCTAAGTCAAGCTGAGAGAGCGCCGGAATATTTTGCGCAATCGATTGATTAAGCGCGTCAATATCCACTGCTTTTATGAGCTCTGGGGCTGCGTCTTTTAACGAGCTTAAATCGCCTTGCATAATGGCACCGGCATCAATGCTGTGCAATGCAGGTAACATGTTCTCGATTGTTTGTGCTGCTTGCGGCATGTTTAACGCATCAAGTGCAGCAGGAGCTGCATCTGCCAAAGAGCTTAAATCGCCCTGCAATACTGCGCCAGCGTCTAACTTATCTAGCACTGGCAGTGCTTTACCCACCATATTGGCCGCTTGGCCAAATCCCATATTATCTAGCACTTGTGGTGCTGTGGCAGTTAAGCTCGACAAGTCGCCATCCATCATGCCTGGGATATCGAGCTGGTTAAAAGTCGCTAACCCCGTTTTAAGTGAATCCGCCGCTTCAGGCATATTCAACGCATCTAAAACTTGCGGTGCAGTCGACGCTAATAAGTCGAGTTGCTGAGATAATACTTGCTCACCCCCACTGGCTGAAAATGCAGCACTATGCTGGGCAATCACATCAGTTAAACCCGCAATATCTACCGAGTTAGAAAGCCCTGGCAGTGCTTGCTGTAACCCAGATAAATCTTGTTTTACCACATGCTGAAAATCGCTAAAGTCTAATCCTTCAACATGTTGACTCAACCCCGCTATCGCCTGCGATAAATCGGCTCCTTGGCTCATCTGTGCTGACAAATCAGTTGCCGCCGCTGAGGTAGCCGCTTGCGCTTTTGCTTGTGCTGCGTTTTTCTGACTTTCTAGTGCCTGTATTGCACCATTATTTCCAGTATTCTGTGTCGCTGCTTTACTTAAACTTACCAGTTGTTGCTTAAGCACATTGCCATTATCGGCCATGACCTGATTAAGGTTAAACTTGGCCAATTGCGTTAAAATAGGCGCAATTGAGTTAGGTTTAAGTATGGCACCTGAGGCTTTCATGCTTTGTACAGCTTGCCCGAGCTCTTTTGCCGAATCGGCTTGATTTTGCTGAACCTTAGGTAGTTTATTTTTAACTTTATTGGCTGTATTCGCCTTTTTTTTACTGACTGCGGGAGATTTTTTTTTCGCACCGCGTTTTTGATCGGATGATCCGTGACGTTTCATAGCTATACCTGGGAGATGCAAAGAAGTGAGCTGAATACTTGCCTGCCAGTAAACCTGCCTGCTTCAATAGCAAGACGCGTACATAACTGAAATAACAAGCGTGAAATAATGGGCCGAGGGCCGATAGAATTGAAAAAGATATGCGAAATAACAATGCGTTAAGTATTTAACTCGTTAAGCTATTAAGATGAGCGATTGCGATTTTGCTTAGCCTTTTATTAGAAAAGGTATTGAATTTAGCAGTAAAAAAGGCAGGTCAATGACCTGCCTCAGTTTCATTTTTATAGTCAACGGCCGCTTCAAACCAGTCACAAAGTTCTGGTTCAGTTAAGCCGTTTAATTCTTGTAAGCCCCACCCGGTATATTTTGCGAGGGCTATAACCATGGCTTTTAAGCGCTTGGGCGGGATACGAGAAAAGCCTGTAGCTTTTCTCTTAGTTTGACAAAGTCACTCCAGTCTAATTCTTCAATTACATCTGGAGACACTTCACACAAATGTGAGAAGTAACGAATTTCGCTTTCTGATTCACTTAAATCCGTTTTGTCTACCATTAATCTATCACGTACCTTTGGTCGTCTCATTTTAAGCTCTGCATACTCATGCGCGTCGACCGTGACTGGGAAAGTCAGTTTAATGATATCTGTCATAACTTATTAAGCTCCAATTGCTGTGCGAAGTAGCGCCATTTGGTCAACACCGTTAACGATGCGAACATCATTGCCTAAGTCGATGTCGTAAATAACGTCTGCGCCAATTTCTAATTTATATTTTTGTACTGCATACTGCATAGTCAGCTTGGCTTCTTCGCCATCTTTCCAGTTGCCCATATCCATTTCTTTGAAGAAACCAGACAACGTAACTTTTACAGGTACTGGCGCTTCGCCTTGTGCTTGAATTGCACCACGTGCAACAAGTGGCTTAGTAATATCAGCCCAGCCACCCATCAGTTTTAATAGGTCAGCGTTGTACTCAAGTAATGTGATTGTGCCTTCCATTTTCTCAAGCTGGCCCACATCTAGTTCGATTGGTGCTTGAAAACCTGACGTCACTTCACGTGTTTTAACCGTTACTTTTGGCAGCGTAATTTCATCTGCGATACCAAGGTAGCCCTTACCATCAACAAATAATTTAAACTTTTTTAGAATTTTAGGAGATGTTGCCATTATACGATTTCCTCTAGGTAGTTGTTAGTAAGGATGCTTTTGAATGTAATGTGCTCAGCTGGTGTTGGTGGCGTGAAATCAAAGCTGAAATACACTTTACCTGCTTGAATATTGATTGGTGTGTTTAGCTCTTCATCAGCCCAAATTTCACCACCTAAGATTGCACCTTGTGCTTTAAGGCTATCAAGGTAACCTTGTACACTTTGTACAACATCATCGATGTATGTTTTAGTGATGTTGCGGTCAACTGCCCACATGTGAGCAC